GTTGATAGTCTTGGATCTGAGTAATAAACAAAGCGACCAGTTTGGTTTGAGTAAGCTTCTCCTTTGTCAAGAAGATAGTGGTCTAACCAAAGCGCAAAAGACGTTGTGACATTATGTTGATATTGCGGTTTCATCTAATTGAGAAAATAGTTTTTCATACTTAGCTAAAATTTCGCTAATGTATTTTGTGTTTTTGAATCTGGCCTTAGAGCGAACTTTGTTTTTCAATTGAATCGCGGCTTCTGATCTTGATTGGGGTATATCTTTTTCCAGATAAAGATAATAGCCAACCCCTGATATTCCTGTTTCAATGCCCTTCGCCCAACTACGACCAGGAGCCCAAGGCATTGGGGTTACTTCCCAAATATCTTCTTTGGCGGGCATAAATATATTCCAAACCGCTCCATCATCAATGAACCTAGAGAATGTTATCGTTGTTTTTTCTAAAATTTTTACGATAGGATCAAGAGGTCTATCTCCTGCGTAAAAACCAATGTAAGAGAATAGATTGCCGTAACCATTCAAAGTTCCGCTCAAGTTTGGAGCGTCTGGTCCTATTAAAATTTCTTGAGAAATAGGATGGTTTGCAAACTCAGAAATCATTTGTCTTTTTAAATTGTTAAAAGATAAAAGAATTCTTTTTTCAACAGAATCTCTTATGATTCTGCCAGACTGTTTTTTAATCAAATTTTGAACTTCTCTTGGTAACGCCATTTTATTCGTTAATTGGAGTCAGGATAAAGGAATAGTATTTTGGGCCAAACATGCCATAGCTTTTTTGGTCCGAAGCGATGCCGTATCTACGCCCGTCAAATTCAACTTTTCTTGCTTCTTTTAGATAGCTATATCCTGTAGCGTCCACTTTTATTTTAACACTGCCAGCAGGATAAAGAACTTTTTGTTGCGCGTCCGTGCCTGAAAAAAGATCTTTCTGTTGGCTTAAATATTTGATTCTGGCTTTTACAGAATGAGTCACGCTGGTATAACTTGGGGCATTAACAGCGGAATTAGTGTCCGCATCATATAGCGCATTGTAGGTTGGAGAAGTTGAAATAATAGTCATCTGAGGATTCATGATGATTGATATAGTTCTCGAAAACGTCTCATGAATATTGTCAAAAGCCTCGTTTATAAATGTTTTTTGACTATCAGATATATAGGAAGAAGCCATATTTTACTTTACACTTTTTATATTAAATATAATATAAGGTAAGGTAAAAGGTTATGACAGGAAAGGAATATCTTAGTGATAAGGTTAAAGCTGGCACCTCTGATTTATTTAAGAGGATGCTTACTATTTTAGAAGACATTAAGCACGAACACGATAGGCAATTTGATCTTCTAGCTTCTTCTGCCCCAGACTCTTTTAAGCTTGTAGTTAAGCAGGCAAATTACCTAGACGAAAATAAAATGGCTTTGTACAGAAAGCGCATTTTGGATATGGGCAACGAATCGATCAGAAAAATGGCTTCTGAAATTGATTTTGTCCGAGTTGAATTTCACCATACCTTTAAACAATGAAAGAACTATTTAGTTTTAATGTTACTCTGAGCCAAGAGGTAGAAAAGACGGAAACAAAAGAAGAGAACGGCAAGACAGTGACCGTTTCTTCGAAGGAGACTCAAGAAGTTCCTTATAAGATCATCATCAAGAATCCATCCCGCAGAAACATTGAAGATGCAGATCTTCAGTTCAGTATTGAGATGTCGAACTGCATCAAGAAAGGCATCCTTACAAAAGGAATGTTGCTCAAGAAGTACTCCGATTCTGGCGGCTTTATTCTTGAGGCTGATAGAGTAGAGCTTGGCAAACTTTATTCTTTTATTATCACCCAGCAAGAAGCTTATCAGCAATTGACGTTAAAGACAGATCGTGATAAGGCCGAAGAAGAGAGCGTTATCTCTTCTATTATTGAAGCCAAGAAGAGAATGTCTGAGTTAGAATCGGCCTACAATAACCTTTTCAATAATACTGCCGACAGCATTGCTCAAAATAATGTTATTCGCTGGTTCTGCTTGAATATGGCGCATAAGCAAAAGCTGCCAGACGGCAAGATTGAGCCAATGTTCCCCGGAGAGACTATCGAAGATAAGATCGAAATTCTTCATAAGATGGACGATGAAGACGATCCTCTCTATACAAAAGCTTATAAGAAGCTGGCAACATTCGCAGCATTCTGGTACTTTAGTAAGAACGCAAAGAGAGAAGATTTTGAGAAACTAAATTCCGACATTGAACAAGGAACCATTGATAGCTAATGATCTTTCTCTTCGGTTTTACGAAATAACTAAAGGATTTTCCGAAAGAAGGTTTAAAGGAAAAAGCTTTTTCGTCAAGCATATTGGCCTTGACGAGAGAGCTTTTTTCGATTATAAATATCAGCATTACTATAATTATGCTCTAAAAAGAGGTATTCTTTCAGAGGAGGAGGCTTTAAAAAAGGCTAAAAACAATGGCGATTGGACAGAAAATGACGAGATGGAAATTGAAAAAACAAAAGACTTTTTATCTCGACTAGCTTTGACAAAAAAAAACTTATTCAAGAAACTAGAGATTCAAGCGATAGAAGATCAGGAGATCGAGCAGCGTGAAAAGCTAGAGAAAAAGACCGATCAAAGAAAAGAAGTTTTGGGAAAAACGGCAGAAAGCTACGCCTCAAATAGATCTAATGATTACGTGTTATACGAAACTTTATTCTTAGATAAAGCGTTAAGCAAAAGAGTTTTTAATCTAGAAGAGTTTGAGGATCTTACTTATGAAGACTTATACGATTATATTATTTTTTATAATGAATATTCTCTCCAGTTTTCTGAATTAAATATACAAAAAATTGCGCTATCAGATTTCTTTTATCCTTATTTTTTGGCTTTAGAGAGTCCAAACGACTTATGGGGCAAGCCAATGATTGCACTGTCTGATTGTCAGGCCCGATTGATGATTTATGGAAAAGTATTTAAAAATATATTTGAGCAAAATGACAATATCCCAGAATCGATAAAGAAAGACCCCGAAGCTTTATTTGCTTACGTTGACAAAACAAAGGCAAAAGAAAAATTCGAATCAAAAGCTAAAAAGAGAATTCCAAATGCTAGCGGCGAGATGGTTTTTGGCGTTTCAAAGGATGAACTTCCAAAAGATACTCAAACAAAAGCATTAAATAATGCGATGAAAGAGAAGAAAAGCATGAACATGGAAGACCTTATGAAATTACATGGAGAGATGTAGTTTTTCCGTGTAAATAAGCTAAAAGGTAAAGGATGGCAAAAGGAATCACAGTCCCAGTCACGCAAACTGGATTAGAGCAATCTATCCAAGGCGCAGCCAAGAAAGTTGGAAGTATTAGCATTCCAATTGATGTTGATGCTAAGTCATTCAAAAACCTTTCACAGCCTCTAGGCAGAATAACTGGGCTAGCGACAGAATTCGAAAAGTCAATTGCAGCGTCAAACGCCCGTGTTATCGCATTCGGCGCATCCGTAGGTATTATTAATGGTGTTCAAAACGCCCTTGCCAGCTTAGTAACAACTACAATAGAAGTTCAGAAGAATCTGACTAGTATTGGCGTTATCCTTGGCAAAACTAATGAAGAGCTTGGTAGTTTTTCAAAAGGTCTTTTCGCAGTAGCTAGAGAAACCGCACAGTCTTTTCAGACTGCTAGCGAAGCGGCGCTTGAATTTTCTAGACAAGGTTTATCTACAGAGGAAACCTTAAAAAGAACAAAAGATGCGCTCACTTTAACAAGGTTCACATCTTTAAGTGCAGCGGATGCAGTTGATGTTTTAACTGCTGCTGTAAATTCATTTTCTTCTAGTGGCGTTACTACAGCAGAAATTTTAAATAAATTAGTTGCCGTAGACACAAGATTTGCAGTTTCTTCAGAAGATCTTGCTAAAGGTCTTTCTAGAGCGGGTTCAATCGCACAAGAAGTTGGCGTCTCTCTTGATGAATTGAACGCAATAGTTACTGTTGTTCAAGAAAAGACTGCCCGTGGTGGTGCGGTTATTGGTAATGCTTTTAAGACAATTTTTACTAGAATTAGGTCTAAAGAGACAATCAATGCTCTTCAGGAGATAGGTATTTTTTCAAGAGATGCATCTGGTAATCTTCGTCCAGTTGTTGATATTTTGACTCAGCTTGCGGGCAAATTAAGCAGCCTTAGCGAAGTTCAAAAGATTGAAGTTCTTGAAGCTATAGCTAGTAAATACAACATCAATTCTCTAAACTCCTTGCTCGACGACTTAAGTTCTAGCTCAAGCAAGTTCCAAGAGATTGCTGGAATATCAGCTAATGCAAATAATGAGGCTTATACAAGACAAGTCGAGCTTAATAAGACTCTTGATGCCACAATTAAACAAACTGTTGTTTCGGTTGCTGAACTAGCTAATTCAATTGGTAAAATTGGTGTAACGGCGAATCTTCAATCACTGCTTGAATTTTTTAATGATGTTATTTCTGGAATTAATAGCTTTATTGATTCAGAAAGTATTGGCGGTGATATTGCTAAGGGCTTAATTTCTGGAATTAGCGGCGTATTATTCAAGATAGGTCTACCAATTTTGGGCGCAATTTTCATTAAGCTGACAAAGGATATTGCTCAATTCGGTGTTGAGTCGCTGAAAACAATTCTCGGAATCAATCAACAGGTCAAGGAAAGACAAGCTCTTGAACAGGCTGTAGTAAATACTTTGATTAGAGACAGAGATGTAATGGCGGCGATTCTCGCTTTGAGCGGAGATAGAACAAAACAAGAAGAATATCTTTTAAATCTTTATAATCGCCAAATTGCCGCGCTTCAGCAAGTTCAGTCGATTGCGGGCGCTGTTGCTCCTGGTTTGGTGCAAGCTGGTCTTTCGGCAACTAGTGGATCAGTTCAAAAGAAAGCTGGTAGAGCAGCAGAAGGTTATCTGCCAGCACAAGAAGCTGCTGACGTAAAGCGCGGAGTTGGCGGCGCAGATAAGAATGCGAAAGTAGTTAAGATTCCAAATTTCTCTTTTGGCGGCGGCAAGAAGGGAACGATGTATGCAAACTCTAGCGAATACGTTGTTCCTAATTACAACGGTGGTGATGGAAGTGCTATCTTTAACAAAGATATGGTTCGCAAGTATGGAATGCCAGAGAATGCCAAAAAGATAAATGCGGCAACTGGTTATATCCCAAATTTTGCTCAAAAAATACAAGCTGAAACTTCAGAAGCTCAAGCAGAACAAAAAGATTCAATAACAATTGCAGATGCTAGAGGTCGCTCTGCAATGCTTGTGCCAGATAAAAAAAATGAGCGAATAATGGAAGCTTATTTGGATAAGCCTTTAAGTTTTGGATTTCAAACTAAAGATAAAGGGAAAAAACTGGGTGTTGATTATGTAAAATATCATACATACGGATTGAATCAAGAAGCCTTTAAAGCAGAGGGCTTAAAAAAGAGCGGCGATCTAACTAATATTGAGGCTGATGTGCAGGCATTTGGATTAGATATTGCTAAAAAATATTCTTATGAATACGCAGGAGAGTATTCAAAGTCTTTAGGAGGTCCAGCTACCGGCATTCAGATCTCTGACGCAGATGTGAGAAAGGCTTTTCTTGCTTCCAAAGGAGCGGTGTCTGGGTTTTCTTCGCTTGGAGGCGGTATTTTTGAAACAGCTATTAGAACAGGCGTTCAAGGAGAAATTAATAAAGACTTATTAAAAGCCCAACAGGCAGAGCTTGGTTCTGGTAAATTAGACTTTAAGGTAACTGATATTATCAAAAGACTTTTCGGAGTAAATAGAGGAGAAACAGATGCCGATAGTAAAATCGAAGGAAATCCAAAAAGTACAGGAAGAGCCTTTGCTGATCAAATAGCCGCAAATAATCTTTACTCGTCAACAAACAAAGTTGCTATACAAAATGCAGCGGCTGGTTATATACCAAATTATATTAACAATCAACCAAAGAATATCAAAGCGATTCGCGAAGGTAATAAATTTGAACGTTATTTAAATCTAAAGTTATTTGGACAAGAAGAAGATGCGGGCAGTGCCGTTTTGGATTTTCCTAAAAAAACAGGTTTTGGCAAAGATCCCGAAATAAGAAAAAAGCTTGGGATAAATCCTGTATCACAATACGGAGACGCAAAAAGAACTAGAAGCAAAAAAAGCGAAAAAAGCTTATTGGACAAATATTTGAGAACTGAAGAAGGAAAACAAGAATTTTTAAAAGCACAGCCGCTTGGAAAATTAATAAATTTAAATCCAGCAGGCTTGTCAATGTTGTTTTTGAACGAAGGTCAAGATTCAAAAAGTTTTGCAAAAGTTGAAACAACAGAGGCTATTTTATCGGAAAAGACAAAAGAATTGATTAAACAAAAATTTCCAAATACTAGGGCTAGTAAAATTATTACTATGTCTTATATTGCTGACAAAATAAATAAAGATGCCGTTTTTGGCAAAAAAGCTTCAATGGGTTATGTCCCAAATTATGCCAACAAGCTTTCTGAAATGTATGATTGGGATGGCACAATCATTCCTAGAATCTCAGGTAAGCCAGAAGAGTATATCCAATCTCTTCAAAAGTTAGAAAAGAAAGATCTTTTGCCAATTGGTAAAGAGCTAGCGTCTTCAAAAGAAAAATTTGACATTGCTACTGGTAGACCAATTGCATTTAGAGAGCCAATTAAACAAACGGCGCAAAGACTTGGCCTTAATGTTGAAAGAATTTTTCCACTAGGCTCAATGTTTGAAAATCGTAGGACTATGGGCGTCAAGGGAAAACCAAGAAAGCTTTATGGCCCAGAAAGAAAAGCTTTGTTTGCTGAAAAAACTGGTAGATCAATTGTTGATAATCAAGAAGATGTTTTAGCCGCTTTAGGAAGTCGCGGTATCGATGCAAATTTAAGAAATCGCGCCTCTTTTGGCTTCATTCCAAATTTTGCTTCTCAAAATGCAATCGACGCGATGAGAAGAATCATCTCAGACCCTGCGGCTCCACAAGGAGAAAAAGATGCAGCATCGTTAAAACTTTCTCAACTTACAAAAGCAAGTTCATCAAAGAATCCAAAAACAACAGCACAGAAGACTGCAAAAACAAAGCTTCCAATAACTCAAGAGGACAAGGACTATCTTAATCAGAACAAGGAAAAAATTGTCGCAGGAATGGGTAGAAGTTTTGGAATGCTGTTTAATTTAGATGCTTTGGAGATGGGGGATTTAGGCTACGTAAAACGTTTGGATCCAATAGTTGCGAAAAAATTGTCGGAAATAGCGCAAAAACAAGGTGGCAGAGATTCTATCAGATCTTTGGTTGATTTTGGATCTGCGGCGAAAGGGTATATTCCAAACTTTGCTGATCCACTGAAAGAAGCTGTTGATAGAGAAATTTCTGCTGGAATAAAGCCTTCTCAAGTTCGCATTACTCAAGACGACCGTTTAATGACAACCCGCAATCCAGAAGGGATTGCAGTCATAAATACCAAAGATGAGCCAAATGGAAAAGTTCCTTCTAACAGAATAAACGAGAAGAACGGAAGAAAAGCGGCAGTAGCTATGGCCGCAAAAGGATTTATTCCAAATTTTGCGGGTGAAGGTAAAGTCAAGTTTAATGTTGGTGAAGTATCTCCTGGAGAACAGAAGGTTCCAAGTTTTGAAAAGTTGAAAACAGAGCTTAATGCTTTAGCGGAAGAGTTTAAAAATAATGCAAAAAGCCTCGATGCTTTAGATGCAGCCACAGCGCAATTTAAAGATTCACTTAAGGCTTTAGCCAATAAATATAAAAACGCCGCAGAAAAAGAAGATAGGCGGCAAATAAATGATAGAGCATTAAACGCAGAAACTGAAAAACTAATTGCAAGTAGAAAAAAGCAATTAACTATTACCGCTAATCCAGCAGCCTCAAATATTGTTGCCCCAGTTAATCCAACTAATGTTGGTAGCGCTGGCGGTGGAGGCAGGGTTGATCAAATTTTAGGTAAAATTAAAAATGCTCTTGGTGGCAAGCAGGGTGGTGATCCTAATGCGCCAAAACAATTTGACGCTGGTAAGTTTTTATTGATGCAATCGGCGGTTGTTGGTGCTACTTCTGCCTTACAAGCTTTTACAGAAGAAGGCTCAAAGGCTTCTTTAGCGATAGAAGCTGCTGGTGGAGTATTGAGTTCAGCAGCGACCTTTGTTTCGTTGAAAGCTGCTGGTATGGGTCCAGTTGGAGTAGCGATTGGTGTAGCTACAACAGCACTTACATCTTTAATTCCAGTTATAAGCAAACTTACAGATAGTTTAAAAACTGAAGAACAGAGAATAGTTGATTCATTGAGTAAATTAGGTGAAGAAGCTAGAAAAACTGGTGAATCCGTAACTCCAGAAAAATTTTTGGCAGCTTTTGAAAAAACTCAAGCGAATGAAAGGGTGAAAAAAAGAGAAGAGCCTCTTTTTGAGGCTATTTCAGATCTTAGAGCTAGTCAAGAAAAGTATGGAGTTAAAGGGTCAGGAAGTGCTTTAGAAAAAGAACAAATAAATGCTCTTTTTGCTGGAGCTTCTGCGGCTGGTTTAAAAGCAGAAGATATTAAGAGTACATTTGGTGAAAAGGGTACTATTCAAGGCATTGATGTTGAAAAAGCGCTCGATGATTTCAGGTTAAAAGCATTACAAAATATAGAAAAAAAAGAAAGAGAAATTGCTTTATCAAGACAGAAAAGATTAGAAGAAAATGCAGAGATTATCAAAAAAACTATAGAAATTGAAAATCAACAAATAAATAAAAGACTTGCTGTTCAGCAAAAAATATTTGATCTGGAAATGCAAACTACGAAAACATATGCTGATAGAACATTACTTATAGATAAGCAGTTAGCTGCTTTAGAAAGTGGCGCTAACATAAAAGGCACTGGAAGCCAAAGAACTTTTGAGGTTAATACTGGAGGTAGACCTTTTATAACTGAAAGAGAATTTTTAAATCAACAGTCTCAGTTAGAAGTAAACAGAGCAGAAGCTGAAAGAACTAGAGATGCATCAACAGTAGAAAATGCCGTATTTGCCGAGTTAAAAGGATTACAGGGTATTGGAAAGCTATTTGGAGATATTAATACTGCTGGTTTAATATCGCAATTCGAACAGGGTGGAAATCAAGTTTCTGGCATTGGAGTGAGGACACAAGACAATAAGCAAATGATCGGTGGAATTGACGTTAATGCATTGCAGCCAGAGCAAAAAGAACAAATAGCAAATATTTTATTAAAGGCGTCTCAAGCTAGGGCTAAAGCAGATCAAGATTATGCAACTAAGAGAGATCAAATCACTCAAAAAGCCGCACTGGAATTAACTGAGACCGAAAAATTAACAAGAGATATTTCGGCGCTACAAGCCTCTTTGAATAAAGGCACAGTTTTTGAAGAAAAACGTGGAATTTATACTCAAGGGTTATCTAAATCCTTGCTAGAACAGCAGCAAAAAAATAATATAATCTTAGCTTCGTCTGACGAATACGGTCAATATCAATTAGATGTAGCTAATGAAAATGCTACTTTTGCGGCTCAATTAAGGGCTAAAATTGGGATAGAAAAAAGAGCAGAAACTGACGCTATAAATTTTCAAGCTCAAAATGACGAAAGAATTGATACTATAAGAAAAGAAATAGAAAATATACAATTATTGACACAAGGTGGAAGAGATTTGTTCAACGCAGAAACAAAAAGGCTTGAAGCGGAAAATAGAGCATATGCTAGCTTAGATCAAACTGTTTTGGTAGATGATGAAGCTAGGTCTGTAACGGCAAAATTAATTCAATCAGAAAGACAAGCGGAGATACAGAATAAGGCTAATATAGCGACAATAGGTCAAAAAGTACAAAATGACGAAAACGCGATAAGAAGATCCGCTGAACTTCTAAAAGCAGAAAATGATTTATACGAAAAAACTGGGACAAAAACTTTAATTCAGGCGGAATATAGCCTTGCTTTGCAAAAGCTTACTGAGTCAGAAAGGCAAGCTACCGTCCAAAATGAAGTTAACGTACAACTAGCGGGTAAAAAATTGGATGCTGATATCAATGCAATAAAAAGACAGGTAGATCTTACCGAGGCCACAAACAAAGCTTTTGATCAAACTAAAAAAGATAATATGTTTGGCGCAAAGCTTTCTTTAGCTAGAGCGAACTTAACAAAAAGTCTTGATGAAGCCGAAGTTGAAAATCGAGTTGCTATAGAAATGATAAGAGATAACTTTAACGCTGACTCAAAGCTTCTGGATGGAAAAATAAAACTTGCAAAATCTACAAATGATTTAATATTGCAAACTGATTATAACGCTTTAGTTTCTAAAGAGCTTACTTTAGAATACCAGAATCTTGTCGGAGCTACAAGAAAAGCGCGAGCAAGACTTACTGAAACCAATTTAGCAATTGGGGCTGACGTTGCAGGAGAAAGAATAAAAGGTCAACAATCAAATGCTGTTGCCGATATAATGAATGAAGGGCAGGCGTACAAAAATCTTAGATTTGGAAGAGGCACTTTTGAAGCTCAGGCAAAAGCTGCCATAGCTCAAGAAAGAATGGGCGGAAGAACAGGAGAAGAAGTTTCCTCAGCAGAGCAGTACGAAATCGCTAATGGAATAAATAATTCTGTTGGTCAAAATCTAAAATACCAGAGAGCGGTACTGCTTGATCAAGCAGATACATTCCAAGATATAATCGGAAAGCAAACTCCACAATTATTTGCGGATGGAATGGCGCAGGCTATGGAAGCGGCACTAAGTCAAGCTGATGATCTTGGTAGCGCATTAAGAGGGGTTGCGATGGGTTTCTTGAAGAGCCTTCAAGGCGCTTTCCTGCAAAGCGCTTCAAAGCAAATTGTTGCTTCTGTTCTTCCAAACGCCCTTCCGTTCTCAAAAGGTGGCATGGTAAAAGGTTATGCCACTGGTGGTCTCGTAACAGGAGGAAGCGGATATAAGGACGATGTTCCTGCAATGTTGAGTGAGGGAGAATATGTTATTCGCAAATCTTCTGTTCAGAAGTATGGTAAGGATAATCTTACTAAATTAAATTCTGGCAAAATGCCAACTATGGCAGATGGTGGATTTTTCCTGCCTGGTTTTAGAGGCCAAGAGTCCATTTCTGGAATAGAGAATCTGCAAAAGTTCGCTTCGCAAACTACAACTAGTGGCGCAACTGATGTAATGAAAGGAAGCGCGTCCTCGGCGTTTATTAATCTTGAAGATCAGAGCATGAGGCTTTCTAGATTCGCCTTGCTTGGGGATGACACAATCAATCAAGAAATTAGAGATGCCCAGCAGAGTGCTTTGGATGCAATAGAGAAAAGACGCCAATACGATTTACAAAAGAAAGAAGAAAGCAAGCAGTTTAAGAAACAAATTATAGGAACTGTTCTCTCTGCTGCTTTAAGCTACGGAGTGAGTTCTTTCCTAAAACCCGCTGCCGCTGCCGCAGCAATTCCAAATATTGGTTTTAATCCTGGTGAACTCTCTGGATCTCTTGGATCTTCAGCATTAGAGGGAATTAACAATAATTTAGGTCAAAACTTTGCAAATCTAGGCCAATCAGCAGCGGCGACGACATCTTCGATAACTGGAAACTTTTTGGATAACTCTCTCAATCCTCCTCAAATAGGGTCTCCATTACAGCAATATAATAATCCAGTTACAAGTGTATCGAATAAATATAAACCATTACGAGGCGTCACGCCTTTTAGCTTTCCTGGCAGAGCTTATGGTGGACAGGTTGCTCGATATGCTGCTGGTGGCGGAACCAAAGATGATGTTCCAGCTTTGTTAATGGGTGGCGAATATGTAATGAGCAACCAAGCTACAAAGAAATACGGCAAACAATTCTTTGATTCTATCAATCAAGGGCGTGCCCCAAGATTTGCTGCTGGCGGTGAAGTTGGTGGCGGCGAAATGCTTGGCGAAAAGTTCGATAATCTTTCTAGCAAGCTAGAAACAAGGGGTGCTCCAGAGGTTAACATTACCGTTAATGTAACAAGTTCTGGCGCTTCAGAGACCAAGAGTCAAGGTGAATCGAATCAAGGTGGGATAGATTATAAGAAAATGTCAGAAAGGATTAAGGCTGTAGTGATCGAAACAATCAATGAGGAAAAACGTTTGGGTGGATCACTTAGGCCGCGAGGCTAAAGGATGAAATCTTCCGTATCAAATTATGAGAGCAATTTTTATCTCAGCGGCGTCAAAATCCTTGGCGTTTCTGATGTAAATTTTGGCTATTCAGTTCCTGTTGAGCACTTAGGCGTTATAGGCTATAGAAAATTTAATAGTTTTATTAGTGGTCCGCCCCAAGGCTCCTTGAGCGTTCAAAAGTACCTTTCGCCAAACGATTTTTTATTAAACTATACAGGATCAATTGCCGCAAGTGGCGGCTTATTCTATAATAATAAAAATTTTACCTTTCAGTCTGCCTATTTAAATTCATTTGCAGTTTCGTGTTCTGTAGGTAACTTTCCTCAGTTGTCTGCTGATTTTGCAATTTTTGGTAATGTTGGCACTGGACTAGCATCAACAACTAGCTCGACTACTGGAACTTTGTCTGTTGTTAGACCGGGAGATATTTTAGTTCAATGTGACGGCACAGGAACAAACAGAATAGAGGCATTTACTTACTCTGTAGAGTGCCCGCGCGTCCCATTTTATCACCCGACTGGCTCTGCGCCAATAGATATAAAAACAATGAGGCCGTATAAAGTAACGGCCCAATTTACTCTTGGCGTATACGATTACGAATCAAAAAGAGCTTTTGATTATATTGTAGACTCAAACAAGCGCAATGTTAATATAACTATAGGATCATTAGCCACTTTCACAGTTAACAATATGGAATTCATAGGAGAATCAATCAATAGCTCTGCTACAGATGAAGTCTCCATGACTCTTAACTATCAAGGATTCATCTAATGTCTTTCCTTTACGATAGAGATCAAAACGTAACTGGGACGATTCCGTCGTCCTTTACTTTTGTGCCTTCGTATGGGACTCAAGTATCCTTTGCTTCAGAAATTGCTGATTATGGGACCATTGATAATTATCTTTATACAATGCCAAAGGCGCTCAATCATCTGCAAATGCAGATCACGATGCCTTTTGAAAACAGAAAGCAAGAAGAGGCCCGAAAGTTAGCTGGCTTTTTTGAAGGTTTGCATGGTACTGGGTATTTTTTATATACCGATCCAGCCCAGATATATAAACCAGTTAACTTATTTTTGAATAGCATTGATAATACATTTGTTGAAAATGACCTATATTCGTTAAATGCCAATTTATCAACAGACCAGATTTCAACAGTTTTAAATTGGAATCAGCCGCTGATAACAGGTTCAAATATAAAAGGTAATTGGGCTACTTCAACAAGTTATCAAAAGTATGATGTGGTGAGGTATACAGGTAATGCCACTTTCCCAAGCAATACTGGCAATCTGTACGATTCGTTTTATTACTGCAAAGAGGCTCATACTTCTCAATCATCACTTACTCCAGCTTCAGTTGATACAGTAAAGTGGTCAAAGGACTTCTTTTTTCAGCCAACTTATTCGACACCGCTTTCAAGAGAAACTGCCGTAATAAAAACTGAATTGCCTTACTCTTTTACAAAAAGAACAAATTTTGGTCTTCATTCAAACGCATTAAAGTCTTTTAGGTTAGATTTTAAAGGCGTCAGCGACGCTGAAGCTAGATGTATTCTTCATTTTTTAATAGGCAGGCAGGGATATAAACGATTCCAATATAAAATACCAAAGATATATAATCAATTCAAAGTATTTTTTGCGCCACAATGGACACATACTTTTGTTTATAAAAACGTAAATGATATATCTGTTACATTGGTTGAAGATCCTCTTGGTAGGGTTAGCGAGGATATCACCAGCATATCTACTAATGGATTAGTTTTATATTTAGAAGCTTCTGGAACTTCATCATATAGAACAGGAGATTCTTGGTATGATTTAAGTGGATCTGGAAATACCGCGACCATCTATAACACTCCAGTATATTCGTCTAGAAATAGAGGAATATTTGTTCTTGATGCAGTGGATGATTATGTTGATTTTTCTGTTTCTGGATTAACGTCTACTGCCACAATTGAAGTTTGGGCGAAAATAAATGCACTTGGAGGAATGATTATGGGGTGGTTACGTTATGACATATATACAATTGGGGCTACTGGAATTGGGTTTAATACTGCAAATAGCGATTTATATGGGGTTCCATTTGCTCAAGTAACCTCTTTAGGATGTATTGGCAACTGGAAGCATTATGTATTTGAGATGCGCTCTGACGTTTCCTATACAAATAATAAAATTTATATTAATGGGCAACAGCAAACTCTTTCTCAAATAGTTGCCGCTGAAAGCGCAGCTCAAAGAAATTTTAATAGTGGCGTTGGAAGAATATCAGGATGGAGAGCCGATTCTGGATACAAAATGAATATGGATCTTGGAGCTTTTAGAATTTATAATCGCGCTTTAACACAAGAAGAAATAACAATTAACTTTAACGCTGGAAGGGATCGTTTCAAAATATAATGAGACAAGCAATTTCATATGAAATGTTGATGATGCTTGTTGAGCCGACAGGTGGAGCTACCACTCTTCCTTTTACAAACAGTGTATCAGGCATAGGAAAACTTGATTTTATTCAATCTTATGATTTTTCTTTTAATGTTGATCGCGCCGCATTAAAGCAATTGGGCGCTGAGGAGTTTGCAACAAGGCAAACGCAATTTGCCCCAGACGTTAATTTAAACGTTCAATACTATCTTAATGATGGATGGAATGAAAATTTTATTGGTTTAAACATTAATAGCGGTGGTTATATAAATCCATTTAGAAGTATTTATGAGGATCAGGTTGGAACAAATTTTTATGTTATTATCGCTCCAGATAACGGTAAAGATGCAAATTCAATTGCATCAAATGGTCTTTTTACTACAAATCAGTTAACAGGCGGTAATGTTTTAGGCATAGGTAATTGTTATATTTCTAATTTAGAAATAAATATAGCATTAAATCAATTAGCTACTGTTGATTTATCGTTTGTGGGCGCAAATGCAAGAATAGATTCAATTCCAAATAGTCTTTCAAATTATTTGGGAGCGCCAGCAGTTTATGTTACTGGTAATAATTTAGAACTTCCTTCGGATGAGTTGTTTTCTATATCTACGGGAATAACAAAACAATCAATCCAGTATATTAGAAATAGAGATTATCCAACGGTTTATAAAAACGAATTTAATGGTGGATGTCCATACAGCGCGTGTCAAATAACATCTTCGTCAGTTCTAGGAAGTGCAATATCTTTTGGATTTGATTTTGAAAATTTTCAATCAATGTCGATATCCATACCTTTTGAAAGAAAGTCCCTTTATGGTTTTGGAGGAAACTACCCATTTTATAGGAAAATACAAAAGCCGATTATTGGAACATTTAATATAGATTCTTTGGTAGATTCTTTTCAAACAGAAGATATTAGGTATTCATTTGAAAATGAAGACAAAACTACAAAGGGCTATAATTTTGATATAATGTTTTCCAATTATACTGGCAAAAATAAATTTGGAATAAAAATACAAAATGCGAGGCTAGATTCGTATTCTATTGGAAACTCAATTGGCGACAGGTCTATTATTTCAACGTCTTGGTCTTTTGAAATCAACGAAAACACTGGAGTTTTGTTTTCTGGTTCATATCCAGAACCGACTCTTATCAGTAATAGAATTACTGATTCGTTTAATACTTATGCTGGTTATTAACTGTAAATAAAGATATGAGCCGCACAATCGCAGATCTTCAAGAATCAACGGTCATTGACGATCAAGATGAGATCTTGTTTTACCAAAATTCGACGAAAGTTACAAAAAAGGTAAAGAGGGCTAATTTTTTTAGCAGTAGAGGAATTGTAGTAAGGGGAAGACTTATAGATCCAGAAGGTAATGATGTTGGGCTTGCGGCGGCAACAGCAGAGGCGAATGCTTTAATTGCAATAGGTACGGCTAACAATGCTCAAACCAGTGCAGATGGAAAAACCAAAGTTTATTATCAAACTACTGCCCCAACGGGAGGAACATATAACTCTGGAGATCTTTGGTATGATACAGACGATAATTATAAAGTGTATGTTTATAGCTCTGGAAATTGGGCTCCAAGCTTTACTCCATTTCCAGGAATAGATGTGAGCGGAAATGTAACTGGATTGGTTAAGGCTACTGGCACTGAATCCACTTTTGCTTTATTGGCTAATAAATTTCAAATAATTGACCCAGCCAATCCAGCAACAAAAACAGAGGCAAATGTTCCTTTTGAAATTATAGATGGCAATGTTCGGATAAAAAACGCTCAAATCCAAACTGTAGATGCTGGTAAATTAACTGCTGGATTTATGAGTTCGCAAGTTATAGAGCTTGCAAACAGTAACGCTTATATTCAGTCAAGAAATTTTGTTATCACTTGGGTTAACGGAATACCTTGCAGAGTATATAATGGTTCATCGCCAACGCTAGGTAAGGTAGTTCCAAGTGATAATGTGGTGTGCAAAGTTTTGCAAAACGATGGAAAATTTAAAACATTTAGGTGTCTTAACGAAAATGGATCTACAAATGCTCCTCCAGCAAGTGGATCAAATACTTGGTGGCAGGAAGTCGCAAATCCAACTATCACCGTTAATGTTTCTGGTACTAATAAAACAATTGATGATTTTGGTTTTAGAATAGTTGGTCAAGGGCAGGCTGAGTTTGGTGGAGTTTTAGTAAGAGGTGCGATAGTCGCAAATGAAGGATTTTTTGGAGACACCGTAAATGCAGTAAGAATTGATGACGAAGGAATGGTTATGGGCAATTTTGGTAGAATAAAAACTGCTGGAATTGGATATAATGGAACAGATTTTACAAGTACCGCTGGAAGTGGTGGGTTTTTTCTGGGAAATACGCAGGCAGAGGGACAGGCAGAACTTTATCAATTTTTTATTGGACAGCCTGGTGGAAATAATTTAAGATGGGATGGCGCTAATCTTAGAGTAAATGGAAACCTTTCGGCGTTTGCAACTGGAACGTCTGGCACTTCTGGATTTGGTTTAGTTATAAATTCTGGATTTGGAATAAGGAGAGCGGGTAATGATAAGGTTTTAACAATAACAGGAGGAGAAGGCAATGGAATTACAAATGGAGCGCAAATAGATTTATGTGGTAGCTCCGCTACTGGTCAAGGAGGGTTCTTAATCCTTCAGGCTGGATCTGGGGTAAATTCAGAAATAAGATTAAGCACAAATGTATCAAATAATAACCCAAATGTTGGCGCAGTAAGGTTAAGCATAAGTAATGATGGGCTGGTTACAGTTGTAAAAAGTCAAGTAAGTGGACCGACTTACAATCAAGGCGCTGGCAATTTATATGTACAATCAAATTTAGGCGTAGGCAGAACTCCAGAAGTGCAAGATGGGTCTGGAGGCACAGATGGAAGAATTTGGGCCAGCGAAGAAATAGTTGTTTATAATATGGGCGCAAGTCCTGCCATACGAAGCGTAGTTTTGGAAAAAGCAGATGGCGCTGGAATGGGATATTTTAAAAATGGAGCCGACGCTATAACCATAACATTGGATGGACGAACCGGAGATATATCTGCCTCTTCTTACAACTCAACATCTTCAAAAAGATTTAAAAAGAAGATAAAAAATCTTAAGAATGGCTTAAATCTTGTAACTTCTTTAAGACCAGTAACTTTTGATTGGAAGAAAAAGGAGAAGAAAGATGACATTGGCCTAATCGCTGAAGAGGTTTATGAAATTTTACCTTCTGTTGTAAAACTAGATGAAGATGATCTGCCTTGCGCGATAGATTATTCAAAACTTACCCCAATTTTAATTCAAGCTGTAAAAGAA